GTTGGTGTGATTTTGTAAACGCTTTCAATGCGCTTATTGCTAGGTCTAATGTCACTGCGAGCCCAATCTTGCATAACTCCGTCTTTTATACAGCTAACGTGCCCGCGTGTATAAAGATAGTAAGCGCCTTTTGTATTGGCTAACTCCCTTTGAGCTGTCTTTAACGTCTTGGAGCGTATAGAGACATACTCGCACTTATAGCCCATTAAATCCAACAGCTTATGAACTTGATCGGGATATGTTCCTTTACCATTCCTTCTGTTAATCATTTTAGACATGATTGCCCTAGCTCTACTAAAGGCAATGTCGCAAGCTACAGACATAGCAACTACTGAACAGAATTTATCATCGTTATGATGCCTACGACCAACGTGGACACATTCCTCATAAGTCATAATGTGTCGCTTAATTCTTCTTAACTTTTTAAGTGGTATCTTCATTTTTTTAACTCCGTTAAATGTCTACTTATATATCCATCGAAATAAATATATAGGTAGACACTAAGCCAGTCTAGAGATCGCAATAAATTGCACAGTTTGTTTCTGCCTTACGACAACCGCAAAGCGACATTCTCAGCGTCTACAAACAAAACTCTTTAACTGGCTCTGTGTCTTAGACGACCTCTCTATTAAACTCTCTAGTTCATATTGCCACGGCAACAACCTTGTAAGTTTAACAGCTCGTCTAGAGCCTATAACACGCCCTCTCTCTGCTCAGTCCATCTTGATAACCGTGTCTTATGTAAGGGTTGCCGTGGCTTCTTACCGACTAGATGGATACGTGTATACTGAGTTTTGATCTTGCGTATCAGCTCGCCTTTGATTTATGTCTCTTCGAGTGGCTCAACGATGTTATGTTGTCTTTTTGCGTCTCGCGTAAGTGGTTAACCTCAACCACAAATCCATGCTACTACAGTTAACGTCCAAGTGTAAAGTTTATTTAGCATTTTATTTAACTATTTATTAGGCACTCCAATAGAGCTTTAAATAGGCGGTCTATTGGTGGTACTTTTTAATTTTGCTTTCTAAGCGACTTTCTAACGATACCCTATGCACTTTTATAGACTATCAATAAAGTTCAATACAGCGCCTCTCTGAAGCTCTAACACCTATGTATAAACTTGGCACGATAGTTGCTAGGTGTTTTGACTGTATGCAATAACTATGCCAGTGTTGGCTGTGAAGTGCTATGCAATAATTATGCCAATTAGGTACGCGCATAGAAACACACACTTGTCAACCCAAGCAATAAACGTGCCAACTCTGCAGACAATATTGACAAGCAAGAACTGTGCCAACTATGCAGATTGTGGATAACTATTTAGCCTGTGCATAAGCTGTGGATAACTTCTGAGTCTGTGGATAAGCTGTGGATAAGTAGGCGGGGTTGTCTTTGAAGGGCGGGGGTGTTAACGCTGTCGGAGTAATTATAACGGTAGGCTACCAAACACAAAATAGTTGAATTTAGCATCGTTAATATTAACAAAAATAGCAAAAAAGATTATATAATCAATAACAACGTAACTAACTGTATTAATTGAGGAAATGATTGCGACTGCGGAGACAATTTAATAACAATAAATCCGCATAGTCGTTAACAGTAAAATAGTTAACAAAAAGACTTGACATTTGAGCAAAAGTATGCTATAAATACTACCCAGTTCTAAGGATCAAATAACTTTAACGTTCCTAAAGAGGATAAAACAATGCTACTGTTTAAAATAGCAGTTGGTTTAACATTTACTGTAGTAACAGTTTTTTGTTATTACTGTTTACAGCTCACTAAAGATATAGAGAATTGGTTAAAATGACGACTTTAATAAAGAAAAAGAGAGGTCGTCCACCTAAAGCAAAAATAGAGTCTAACAAAAAAGGCAATAGAGGTAAAGTAGGTCGTCCTAGAGGTGATGCTTCAGCAATTGAAGAGTATAAAGCTAGGATGTTAGCTAGTCCTAAGAGCCGAGAAGTAATGGATTCAATCTTTAACGCTGCTTTAGACGATGACCACAAAAATCAATCTGCTGCGTGGAAACTAATTGTTGATAGAATTATGCCGTTGTCTTATTTTGAAAAAGATAAGTTAAGCAATGGTAGAGCTGCTGTAAGCATTACAATTAATGGTTTAGAAACAGACAATCCTATCAATATAGGTGAAACTATAGACGGTGAATTAGAAGATGACGTTTAAATACTTTGAGTTAAATGAATTTGCGTGTAAGCATACAGGTAAAAATGAAATAAAACCTGAATTCATTAATAAGTTAGATGCGTTAAGAGAAGCGTGTGACTTCCCTTTTGTTATAACCAGTGGCTATAGAGACATTACACACCCTGCTGAAGCTAAGAAAAGTAAAGGTGGTGTACATACACAGGGTATAGCAGCAGATATAGGTGTTAGTAACGGCGTTGAAAGAGCTACAATTATTCGTAACGCTATTGCATTAGGTTTTAACGGTATTGGTGTTGCTAGAGGCTTTATACACGTAGATATACGCAGTGCGCCACAAGTGGTTTGGACGTACTAAGTGTCAGCAACACAAGAGTTAGAAATAAACCTGCTTCCGTGGCAGCAAGAGGTGTGGACGGATGAGTCTAGGTTTAAGGTTGTAGCAGCAGGTAGACGAACTGGTAAGACCAGATTAGCAGCTTCATTGTTGTTAGTTAAGGCGCTATCGTCTAAGAATGGAAAAGTCTTCTATGTAGCGCCGACGCAAGGCCAAGCTAGAGACGTTATTTGGGATATGCTGCTTGAGTTAGGTCAGGGCGTTATTACACATAGCCATGTTAACAACCTAACTCTAAAATTGGTGAATGGTGCTTCCATATCGTTAAAAGGAAGTGACCGTCCTGAAACAATGCGTGGTGTTTCGTTAAGCTATGTTGTGCTTGACGAGTTTGCTGACTTTAAGCCTGAAGTGTGGGAGTTGATATTACGTCCTGCTTTGAGTGACTTAAAAGGACAGGCATTGTTTATTGGTACGCCAATGGGTAGGAATCATTTCTATGATCTTTACTCAGAAGCGTCAGTAGGTAAGTTAGAGGACTATAATGCGTGGCACTTTACAAGCTATGACAACCCTCTAATAGATCCTACAGAAATAGACAGCGCTAAACGTACATTGTCTAGTTATGCTTTTAGACAAGAGTTTATGGCTTCGTTTGAAGCTAGAGGCTCTGAGATGTTTAAAGAAGACTGGGTTAAGTTTGACGAAGAAGAGCCAGAAGGTGATTACTACATAGCTTGTGACTTAGCAGGTTTTGAAGAGCTTGGTAAGAAAAGCAACAAACGTTTAGATAACAGTTCTATAGCTGTTGTAAAGGTTAGTGAAAACGGTTGGTGGGTGAAAGACATTATTATTGGTAGATGGACGTTAGATGAGACAGCAGCACGTATATTTGACGCTGTTAAAGAACATCAACCAATAGCAGTAGGTATTGAGAAAGGTATTAGCAGACAGGCAGTAATGTCTCCTATCACTGACTTAATGAGGCGCTATAACAAATACTTTAGAGTTGAAGAACTTAGCCACGGAAACAAGAAAAAGACTGATAGGATTATGTGGGCTTTACAGGGTAGGTTTGAAAACGGACATATAACGCTAAACAAAGGAGAATGGAACATACAGTTTATGGATGAATTGTTTCAGTTCCCTAACCATTTAGTGCATGACGATACCGTGGACTCACTAGCGTATATTGACCAATTAGCTAACGTAGCTTACGACTGGGGCTATCAAATAGACGACTACGCAGAATCTCTTGATTCTTATACAGGATATTGATATGGAAGATTATACTGAAGACTCAGTAAAGATGCTTGAAGAGAACCTAGAAGATTGGGTGATGTATAAAGTTGATGATTGGCGTGAGTTCTTTGAGAGCAACTACGATAGAAAGTTTGATGAATACTATCGTCTGTGGCGTGGTATTTGGTCAGATGAAGATAAGACAAGAGAAAGCGAAAGAAGCAAGATAGTTAGCCCTGCTCTTTTACAGGCGGTAGAAAATAACGTAGCTGACATTGAAGAGGCTACGTTTGGTCGTGGTAAGTTCTTTGATATTGAAGATGATCTAGGCGATACAGATAAAAGTGATGTACGCTTCTTGCGTGAAGCTCTGTCTCAAGAGTTTGCTAAAAATAAAATAAGAAAAGCTGTAGGTGAATGTCTCATTAACGCTGCTGTATACGGTACAGGTATTGGTGAGATTGTATTAGAAAAGAAAAAAGAGATGGTTCCTGCAACCGAACCAGTCATGGAAGGCGCTATGACCGCTGTAGGCGTTAACGTCCGTGATCGTACTGTGGTAAAGCTACGTCCTATACAACCACAAAACTTTCTTATAGACCCTGTAGCTACAGACATAGAAAGCGCTGTAGGTGTAGCCATTGATGAGTATGTGTCTTCACATTTAGTAGAGCAGTTACAAGAAGAAGGTGTATACAAGAAAGGCTACATTGGCACAGCAGCTTCAGACTTAGACTTAGAGCCTGATGAAGAGTTAAGTCAACAGCCAGAGGACAAAGTTAGGCTGACTAAATACTATGGTTTAGTGCCTAGACATATGCTTGAGAACGCTTTTGACGAAGAAGACGAAGATATGGTCAACTTCGACAGTGAGACGGATGACGAAGGCAGAGAGGACTACTACGTTGAGGCTATTGTCGTTATAGCTAACGGTGGTCATTTGTTAAAAGCTGAAGCATCTCCGTACATGATGGAAGACCGTCCTGTAGTGGCTTTTCCGTGGGACGTAGTTCCTAGCCGTTTCTGGGGCATGGGCGTGTGCGAAAAGGGCTTTAACAGCCAAAAAGCGCTTGATGCTGAGTTAAGAGCAAGAATTGATGCTCTAGCCCTAACTGTACACCCAATGCTTGCTATGGACGCTACACGGATGCCTAGAGGCATTAAACCAGAGGTTAAGGCAGGTAAGCTGCTTCTAACTAACGGAAACCCTGCTGAAGTGTTACAGCCTTTTAACTTTGGACAGGTTAATCAAATAACCTTTGCTCAAGCAGAAGCTCTACAGCGTATGGTACAGGCTGCTACAGGCAGCTTAGACACAGCTCAACAGGCTATGAACGGCGGTGGTACAACGTCAGCAGGTAGCTCTATGAGTTTAGGTGGGATTATTAAACGCCAGAAGCGAACGTTAGTGAACTTCCAAGAAGCGTTCTTACTGCCTTTTATTGAAAAAGCTGCGTGGCGATATATGCAGTTTGAACCAGAGTTGTTCCCAGTTAACGACTATAAGTTTGTAGCTACCAGTACGCTAGGCATTATTGCTCGTGAGTACGAAGTAGCACAGCTAGTACAGCTACTACAAACAATGCCACAAGAAAGCCCTGTATACCCTGTAATCTTACAGTCTGTTATTGATAACATGAACATCACTAACCGTGAAGACTTGATACAGACTATGGTAGAAGCTCAACAGCCTAATCCAGAACAGCAACAGATGCAGCAAGCACTAGCAGAAGAAGAGAGAGCCTTTAAGAACAGCCAGACAGCAGCGCTATCGGCACAGGCTAACGAATCTAACGCTAGAGCGCAGAAGATTGGTTTAGAGGCTAGAGGAGTGCCTGTAGAGCTAGAAACAGACCGTATTAAGGCTGTAGCTGCGTCTCAGAGGGCTAATGAAGACGATAAAGACTTTGAAAAACGCATGAGAATAGCTAATTTAGCGTTAGATGAGAAAAAACTAGGACTAGAGGTAGTCAAGGAGAACGGTAATGGTCAGCCACAAAGAACTGGAGAGCGTAGTTGAACAGATTAATGAATCTTATGCTCGTTTAGACAATCGGATAGCTGAACTAGAACAAACTATAAAGAAATTAGCAGTAAAAACAGTAAAGAAAGAAAGTACAAAAAAGACTTGACTTTTCCATAGTTTTATGGTATAGTCGCGCCAATTAACATACTTGTCGATAGAAGTCAACAACTATTGTCCTAAAGAGGAGAAACAATATGACAGTTTTGACAGATGATATAATACACTATGAGCAAATACAAGATATGTTGCTCACAGAAGGTTGGAAAAACGTAGAAAAAGAGATTTCTAACCTAATAATTGGAATAGGTGGCATCGAAGCAGTTAAAGATAACGATGAACTCTATTTTAAGAAAGGGCAGCTAAATATAGCAAATCTTATACTTAATCTACCTATAACAGTAGATCAAGCTATAGATGCTCTTAGAAAGGAGTCGCAAGATGCCTAGACGTATCTACGAATTCCGTTGTTCCGACAATCACATCACTGAGCAATACATTGATGAGAAAGAAGGACAAACAACGTGTTCAATATGCGACAAAACAGCGTTTAGAATAGTATCTGCTGTAAAGTGTTCTTTAGACCCTATATCTGGTCATTTTCCAGATGCTACGGCTAAATGGGCTAAAAACAGAGACTATCAAATTAAACGCGAACGCCGTGAGGAGAACTCGTAAGAGCCTCACATGACCATCAATCTCCATAATGATTTAATCACGGAGTTTAATAATGGCTACACTGATAGATGAAGAAACAGGACGACAAGAGGAACAAGCAGTAGCACCAGAAGTAGACAATATGTCTGACCTAGCCTCTGAAGAACCAGAACAAGCTAGTGAAGAAGAACAACTGCCAGACAAGTATCGCAATAAAAGCGCTGCTGATCTGGTACAAATGCACCAAGAAGCCGAGCGTATGCTTGGTCGTCAAAGTGGAGAAGTTGGAGAGCTACGGAAGGTTGTTGATGAGTTTGTATTGTCACAATCCACAAAGAAAGAAGAAACTGTAGACGAAGAGGTTGATTACTTTACTGACCCTGAAAAGGCAATACAGAAAGCAATAGAAAATCACCCTGCTGTAAAGGAAGCTCAAAAGGCTTCTGTAGATATGAAGAAGAACAGCGCTCAGTCCATACTCAAGGATAAACACCCTGACATGGCTGAGATACTAGCTGATTCTAAGTTCGTTGACTGGGTGCAAGAAAGTTCTTTTAGAACTAAACTATTGCAACAAGCTGATCGAAACTTTGATTACGAAGCTGCTGATGAGATATTCAGTTTGTGGAAAGATCGACAGTCTTTGATTGGTCAAACTGTAAACGCTGAGAAGTCTAGTAGGAGTGCTTCTATAAAGAGCGCATCTACTGGAGGAGCAGCAGGGACAGCAGAAACAAAAAGTAAGAAAGTCTTTAGGCGTGCAGACATTATTAAACTAATGAAAACTGACCCTAACAGGTACGCAGCTTTATCAGACGAGATAATGTTAGCTTATCAGGAGGGTCGCGTTAAATGATTAAATAATTAAGGAAGAAATATAATGGCTAGTTCAACATATCCCGCCCAAGGCGGTGTAGTAAATAACACCAAAGCAGCAACCTTTATTCCCGAAATTTGGAGTGATGAAGTACGTGCAGCATATGAGAAATCGCTTGTCCTCGCTAACCTAGTTAAGAAAATGGGTATGCAAGGCAAGAAAGGCGATACAATAAACGTACCCGCTCCTGTCCGTGGTACAGCGACGGCCAAGGCTTCAGGCACAGCGGTGAGCATTCAAGGCAATACAGAGGGTAACGTAGCAGTATTGATTGATAAGCATTTTGAGTATTCAAGACTTATCGAAGATATTACTGAGACACAAGCTCTTTCAAGTCTTCGCCAGTTTTACACTGGGGACGCAGGTTATGCTCTAGCGCGTCAGGTCGATACAGACCTCCATGGACTAGCAACAACATTAGGTAATGCTACAGGTAACTATGTAAACACAGCTTCGTTTTACTGTGACGCATCAACAGGTTTGACTGCTTTTGCGAATGACACAGTAACAACAGCA